AGCTCTGACGGTTACGTTCCTAGAACGCCACTAGAAGTTTATTTAGACTCTTTAATAAAACAAATGAAAGACTTAGCAGTTGAAGGTTTAAATGACTGACTTAAATGTCTCACTGTTACCGTGGCAGCAGAAGGTATGGAATGATCCTGTAAGGTTTCAAGTAATAGCTGCTGGTAGACGTACAGGTAAGTCTCGTTTAGCTGCGTGGAAGTTAATCATTGAAGGTTTAGCTGCTACTAAAGGTAGTGTCTTCTATGTAGCGCCTACACAGGGGCAGGCACGAGACATTATGTGGGACATGTTGCTTGAGCTAGGTAACCCTGTTATTGCCAGTAGCCACGTTAACAACCTGCAGATAAAGCTTGTCAATGGCGCTACCATAGCCCTAAAAGGCGCTGACAGACCAGAGACTATGCGTGGTGTTAGCCTCAAGTTCCTGGTTATGGATGAGTATGCTGACATGAAGCCAGAGGTCTGGGAGCAAATCCTAAGACCTGCTCTTGCGGATCAGAAGGGTTCAGCGATGTTTATTGGTACGCCAATGGGTCGTAACCACTTCTATGAGCTGTATACGTATGCTTGTGTAGCAGAAGATGAAACCTTTGCTGGTTATCACTTTACAAGCTATGACAACCCTCTTCTCGACAATGCAGAGATTGAGGCAGCTAAGAAGTCTATGTCTACCTTCTCCTTTCGACAGGAGTTTATGGCGAGCTTTGAAGCACAAGGCAGTGAGCTGTTTAAAGAAGACTACATTAAATTCAGTGAGGATGAGCCGAGCGATGGTGAGTATTATATTGCTGTCGATTTGGCAGGATTTGCAGATGTCCAGAAGGTTACAACTAAGACTAAACGCTTGGATCAGACGTCTATCGCTGTTGTTAAAGCGAGTGTTGACGGCTGGTGGGTTGCTAATATCGTACATGGCCGTTGGGGCGTCGAAGAGACTGCCAGACGAATCTTTGAAGCAGTCAGAGACTACAAGCCAGTAGCTGTTGGTATTGAGAAGGGTGCATTAAAGAACGCTGTGTATCCCTACCTAAACGACATGATGAAGAAGAACCAACAGTTCTTTCGTGTTGAAGAGTTGACACACGGTAACAAGAAGAAAGTAGACCGTATTGTATGGGCGCTGCAAGGCCGCTTTGAACACGGAACGATAACACTTAACAAGGGTAGTTGGAACTCTCAGTTCTTAGACGAGTTGTTCCAGTTTCCTAATCAATTAGTCCACGATGACTTGATAGATTCTCTAGCGTACATAGACCAGCTTGCTAAGGTTGCCTACTCTTTTGACTATGAAGAAGACGACTATCAATTTTTAGACAAATACGCGGGATACTAGATATGGAATTAGATCAAGACAAGTTTACGATTGAGCAATCACTAGAAGGCTGGGTAGGTGAGAAGTGCTTAGCATGGCGCGACAACTTTGAAGAGAACTATTCCCAACGCTTTGACGAGTACTACCGCCTCTGGCGTGGTCAATGGTCTGCTGAAGACAGGACGCGAGAGTCTGAACGATCTAAGATTATTAGCCCAGCGTTACAGCAAGCTGTTGAGTCTTCTGTAGCAGAGCTGGAAGAAGCTACCTTTGGTCGTGGTAAGTGGTTCGACCTCAAAGACGACAAGATGGATCAAAACCCCGAAGACATTGCGATGCTTCGTGAGCTTCTATACGCTGACTTTAAAAGAAACCGTATCCGTAAAGGCGTTGCTGAGTGTATCCTGAACGCTGCTGTATTTGGTACAGGCATTGCTGAGATAGTTATTACAGAAGAGAAAGAGTTTCAACCAGCCACACAGCCTATTATGGACGGTGAGTTGACAGCAGTAGGTGTTAACATTGTTGACCGTACTTGCATTAAGCTAAATCCTATCATGCCTCAGAACTTCCTTATTGACCCACTGGCTACGTCTGTTGAAGACGCTATGGGCTGTGCTGTCGATGAGTTTGTTTCTATGCACGTTGTAGAGCAGCTGCAGGAGCAAGGCGTTTACCGCGAAGCTGAAATCTCTAATGCTTCTCCTGACTTTGACATTGAGCCTGATCAAGACCTTACCTCGTTTGATGAAGACAAAGTGAGACTAACCAAATACTTTGGACTTGTTCCCCGCCACCTCCTTGACGAAGCTATGAAGGAAAGCGATGACGAAGAAGTTATAGAGTTTGATGACGAAGACGATAGCTACTACGTTGAAGCTGTTGTTGTTATAGCTAACGATGGTACTTTGCTCAAGGCTGAGAAGAACCCCTACATGATGGGTGATCGACCTATTGTTGCGTTCCCGTGGGATGTTGTTCCTAGCCGCTTCTGGGGTCGTGGAGTATGTGAGAAAGGCTACAACAGCCAGAAAGCGTTAGACGCGGAACTACGCGCTCGTATTGACGCTCTTGCTCTCACTATCCACCCAATGATGGCAATGGACGCAAGTCGTATGCCTAGAGGCTCTAAGCCAGAGATTAGACCTGGTAAGATCATTCTCACCAACGGCGATCCTCGTGAGGTTCTACAGCCATTTAACTTTGGTCAAGTAGGTCAGGTTACCTTTGCACAAGCAGAGGCTCTACAACGCATGGTACAGACCGCTACAGGCGCTATAGACTCAGCTGGTACATCAGGGTCTATTAACGGCGATGCGACCGCTGCGGGCATCTCTATGAGCTTAGGAGCGATCATTAAGCGTCACAAGCGCACATTGATCAACTTCCAGGAAGCTTTCCTAATACCTTTCGTTACAAAAGCAGCACATAGGTATATGCAGTTTGAGCCTGAGCTGTATCCAGTAGCTGACTACAAGTTTGAAACGTCTAGTAGCTTAGGCATCATTGCCCGTGAGTATGAAGTGACTCAGCTTGTACAACTTCTGCAAACTATGTCTCCAGATACGCCAATGTATCCACAATTAGTACAATCAATAATTGACAACATGAATTTGTCTAACCGTGAAGAGCTTATTGCGTCTCTTAAACAAGCAAATCAGCCTAATCCAGAAGCTCAGCAAGCACAGCAAGCTACTCAACAGGCTCAGCTGCAGTTCCAGGCGTCACAAACCGCTGCACTTAACGGCCAAGCCTCTGAATCACAAGCTAGAGCGCAGAAACTGGCTATGGAAACGCAGATTATGCCTCAAGAGCTTGAAATTGACCGTATCAAGGCTGTTACAACCAATCTACAGGCCGGAGATGCAGAAGATAAAGAGTTTGAGAAGCGTTTAAAAATATCTCAGCAGCTTCTAAAAGAGCGTGAAATAGCTGTTAAAGAGGGTAACCCTGTCTCAGCAACTCCAGCGCCTGCTGCACAGCCACAGCCAGCTCCACAAGCAACCTTCCCACCACTAGGACAATTGCCGCAATGATTACAGACAGAGACTTACAACACGTAGTATCACAGGTAAACGCTAAGTTTGATGAGTTATTTAAGCGTTTAGAGAAATTAGAGGCTAAAGAGGAGAAACCCAGTGGCAACGCCAAGAAAGGGCAAAGCAAAAGTTAAGGTGACTTCTAGTGGCAAAAAAGTAAGCTACGGACAGGCAGGTAAAGCCAAAGGTGGAGGTTCCCGCGTAAAGCCAGGGACTTCCAAAGGCGACAGCTACTGTGCTAGAAGCTTAGGTATTAAGAAGGGCTTATCTAAAGACAAGCAAAACGACCCCAACACTCCTAATAACCTTTCACGTAAGCGTTGGAAGTGTTCCGGCGCTAAATCGAGGAAATAACATGGCATGTGGAAAATCAGGTAAATCAACAACAAAGAAGGGCAATAAGATGCCTATTAGAGGCCAGAGAGCTGTAAAGAACAAAGCATCTGCTGCTAAAAAGAAGAAGAAATAGTACTTGACTTTTAAGCAAAAGTGTGCTATAATACGTCCGTAATTTAACTAAACTGTCCTTATTGGAGAAACAGTATGATCGATAAAGAACTTGAGCAATACTACACTGTGTACCGTGAAATGTTTATGACACCAGGATGGAAGCAACTTCAGGAAGATTTAGCACAGAACGCAGGTATTATTAACTCAGTTGAAGCATGTAAAGATGGTGATAACTTGCATTTCCGTAAAGGTCAACTTGCAATCCTAGCCAACTTGCTGAACTTAGAAGCTCAAATTAAAGCAGCAGAAGAACAAGCAGAAGAAGAGTTAGAAGAGGCTGCATAATGGCCTTGCTCTTTGATTTTGAATGTTCAGGTGGGCACATAGAAGAACACTTTGTATCTTCGGATACTAGAGAAGTTACTTGCCCACATTGCAAAAGAATAGCAACAAGAATTCAATCTCCTGTGCGCTCCGCTCTTGATCCGATCTCTGGTGATTTTAACGGTGCTACCGATAAATGGATGAGGAACCGCGCACAGAAGCTGAAGCAAGAACAGAAGGCTAACTCGTAAGAACCCTTCTATACAACTTACCTCCATAATGAGAGTACTCACGGAGTTTTAATAATGGCAACACTACTAGACGAGCGTCTCGAAGACGAAAATGAAGAAGCATCTAATTTTGAAGAGACTCAAGAAGAGATTCAAGAGCAACCTCCTCAAGAAGACGAAATCCCTGAGAAGTATCAAGGAAAATCAACTGCTGATATTGTAAGGATGCACCAGGAAGCTGAAAAGCTTCTAGGAAAGCAAAGCGGTGAAGTAGGGGAGCTTCGGAAAGTAGTCGATAGTTATATTCAGACACAACTCGACACAACAACAACACCAGAACCTGACGAAGATATAGACTTTTTCTCAGATCCAGAAAAGGCAGTCGAAAGAGCTATTAACAATCATCCTAAGATGAAGCAAGCCGAAGCCGTTACACAGCAATACCAGAAGCAAGCAGCAATGACTCAGTTAGAAAAGAAGCATCCCGACATGAGTGAAATGCTGCAAGATTCTAAGTTTGTTGATTGGATTAAGGCTTCTAAGATTAGGACTCAGCTCTTTGCCCAAGCGGATAAGCAGTATGACTATGAAGCTGCAGATGAACTTTTCACTAATTGGAAGGAACGTCAAGGCGTAGTAGCTCAGACTGTAGCTAATGAGAAGGCAGAAAGAAAAACTGCAATTAAGACTGCATCAACAGGCAACACCAAAGGAAGCGGTGAGCAGCAGTCTCGTAAAGTTTATAGACGCGCCGACATTATTAAACTTATGCAGGACGATCCTGATCGGTATTTATCCTTGTCTGATGAGATCATGCAAGCATACCAGGAAGGGAGAGTCCGCAACTAAACTCTTATTATAGGAAATAAACAACATGGCAACTTCAGTATATCCCAATATGGGCGGAGCAGTAACTAACACTAGCGCCGCTAAGTTCATCCCTGAAATCTGGAGCGACGAAGTAATCGCTGCATACAAGTCTAACCTCATTATGGCCAACGCCGTTAAGAAGATGAGCATGACTGGTAAGAAAGGTGATGTCATTCACGTACCTAAGCCTACCCGTGGCCAAGCTCACGCTAAAGCTGCTGGCACTGCTGTAACCATCCAGAACACTGTTGAGTCAGAAGTTCTGATCACTATCAACAAGCACTTCGAGTTCTCTCGCTTGATTGAAGACATTACCGAAGTACAGGCTCTTGCTTCTCTTCGTCAGTTCTACACTGGTGATGCAGGCTATGGTCTGGCTAAGCAGGTAGACGACGATCTGTTTGAGCTTGGTAAGTCTTTTGGTAACGGTGACGGTTCTTCTTGGGTCAACACTGGTTCTTATCAGATTAACACTACTTCTGGTGCTCTTGAAGCGTATGACGCTGACGGTACTGCCGACATTGGTGCTTTCTCTGACGCGGTTTTCCGTGGCTTGATCCAGAAGATGGATGACGCAGACGTTCCTATGGACGGTCGTACTTTCGTAGTGCCACCTTCTCTGCGCAACGCAATCATGGGTGTTGAGCGTTATAACTCTGCTGACTTCGTAGACGGCAAAGGCACTGTTACTGGTAAGATCGGTAACCTTTACGGTGTTGACGTTCTTGTTTCTAGCAACGTACCTACTCTAGAGGCTGGCGTTCGTGGCGCACAGCTGATCCACAAGGACACCAATGTTCTTGCAGAGCAGCAGGGTGTTCGTTCACAGACTCAGTACAAGCAGGAGTTCTTGGGAACTTTGTACACTGCTGATACTCTGTACGGCACTCAGGTTATGCGTCCAGAAGCAGGCTTTACCCTAGCAGTCTTAGGCTAAGCAAGTAACAAACTGGGGATTCTTCGGAGTCCCCTTTCTTTTTCTTTTGTTTCCGTAGGAGCTACAATGGCTATATTTAGAGGAGATGGAGGTGCTGGAGATTCCAACACAGACTCCACTCTTAACTTAGTTACTGCCCAAGCTGTTCTAGCCACTACGAAAGCAAGCGAGGCTGCCTCTAGTGCCGTAAGCGCTAGTGACTCAGCTACAAGTGCAACAATTTCTAAAGATGCAGCAGCTACCTCAGCTACTAATGCAGCTAACTCTGCACAAGGTGTTGAGAACTATGCTAACGCAGCAGCAGCAAGTGCAACAGCAGCGGCTACGTCAGAGACTAACGCAGCTACCAGCGCCGCAGGAGCTGCCACAAGTGCTACAGCAGCCAGCGCCTCTGAGACAGCTTCTAGTGCGTCTGAGAGCAACGCAAGCACATCGGCTACCACTGCCACTACTAAAGCCTCAGAAGCGGCTACAAGCGCATCTAGTGCGTCTACAAGCGCTTCTACGGCAACGACCAAAGCATCAGAGGCTGCTACTAGCGCAAGCAATGCCTCAACCTCCGAAAGCAATGCTGCTACGTCAGCCTCTGGTGCATCTACTTCCGCTACAAACGCAGCTAACTCTGCAACAGCATCTGCTGCCTCTGCTAGCGGTGCTGCTACATCTGCTACTAACGCTGCTAACAGTGCTATAGCGGCTGGTACGTCTGAGACTAACGCAGCAACAAGTGCTACAAGTGCTTCTACTAGCGCAACAGCAGCTGCAACCTCAGAGACTAATGCAGCGACTAGTGCAACTACAGCCACTGCTCAAGCAACAGCAGCGTCTACAAGCGCCGCTAACGCAGCGACAAGTGAAAGCAATGCTGCTAGTTCTGCTACAGCCGCCAGCACCTCAGCATCTAGTGCAGCTACGTCAGCAACAGCAGCGTCTACAAGCGCAGCTAACGCAGCAACGTCTGAGACTAATGCAGCTGGTTCAGCTACAGCAGCAGGAACGTCTGCAACTAATGCAGCAACATCAGAGACTAATGCAAGCAATAGCGCCACAGCAGCGGCTACATCAGCTACTAATGCTAGTACCTCTGAGACAGCGGCAGCGACTAGTGCAGCGACAGCAACAACTAAGGCTAGTGAAGCTAGTACCTCAGCAGCTAACGCAGCTACAAGCGCTTCTACGGCCTCTACACAGGCTACTAATGCAGCGACTAGTGCAACTGCTGCGGCTGCTAGTGCTACAGCTGCTTCTACCAGCGAGACTAACGCAGCAACATCAGAGACTAACGCAGCTGGCAGTGCTACATCAGCAGCAGCTAGTGCAGCAGAGGCTATAGTAACTCTTTCTAATCTTAACGCAGACAACATGACTACTGGTACGCTTGACGGCGGAACTTACTAAAGGTAATTAACTATGGCAACAAAAATTGTAACAAAGAATAGCTCTACCGCTTCTGCCGTCCCTACAGCGGCTCAGCTTGTCCAGGGAGAACTGGCGGTCAACGTAGCTGACAAGCGACTCTACACAGAGAACGCTAGCGGTGTTATTGTAGAGGTTGGTTCTAATCCTTATAACTTCACAGCCAATCACGACGGTTCTGCCAAACTAACCACCACAGCCACAGGCATAGACGTCACTGGTAATGTTGCATTAGGCGACAACGGTAAAGCTACGTTTGGTGCTGGTGACGATCTACAGATTTATCATGATGGTAGTAACTCTATTATCAAAGATAACGGCACTGGAAACTTGCAGATTCAAGGTCAAAACCTTAGTCTAGAAGACTCCGCAGGGACTAGATTTTTCTTAGGTATACAAGGTGGTGAAACACGACTATACAATCAAGGCGACCAGAAGGTATCCATTAACACCACAGGAATAGACGTTACTGGCACAGCCACGATGGATGGGCTTACTGTTGGTACTACTTCTAACGCTTACTCAGCAGCGTTTATAATCTCATCCGCTACTGGTGAGTCTGAGCTGCGTATGGGTGATACAGACACCGATGCAGGATCTATTGCTTACACTAACTCTGACGACACAATGACGTTCAGGGCTGCTGCTGGCGCAAGAATGACCTTAGACTCCACAGGCATAGACGTTACTGGCACAGCCACGATGGATGGGCTTACTGTTGATGGTGGAGCGCCTCAACTTAATATAAATAGTGCTAACCCAATACTTATCATGACTGAGACAGACCAAGCTGCCAATAGTCAGAAATGGGGCTTTCAGTCTGAAACTGGACTTTTAAAGTTTAGAGCTTTTAATGACGCACTTTCTTCTGCAGTGACGGGATTGTCTATTTCTCGTGGCGGAGACATCAGCTTCTACGAAGACACAGGCACAACGGCTAAGTTGTTCTGGGATGCTAGTGCTGAGTCTTTGGGTATTGGTACTAGTTCGCCTACAAGACCTTTAACTGTATCTAAAGCAGGAGCGCAGATAGTAGGCGAGTTTATAAACCCAACTGCGTCACAAACTGCGCGTATTTATGTAACCTGCGGCACACAAACAGGTCAGATACAGCAATTTGGCAACACCCACGCCACAGACCCGAATACACTGCGTTTTAACACAACTTCTGGTGATATAACTTTAGCCCCTAGTTCTGTTGAGAGGGTTCGCGTAACTGCAGCAGGCAACGTGGGTATTGGTACTAGTTCGCCTGCTACACTTCTCAACACGAAAGGGGCTGCTTTAACTACAACGACAGATAAACGCGAAGTGCTTATAGAGGCTTCCGATGATGGCGTAACTAATAGTGCTGGTGCTTTAACAGGTGTGACTTTCCGTAACAGTCCTACGACATATACAGCGGGTTCGTTTAATAGAACGTCTGGAATCTACGGTATCAATCTGGACGCAGCAGGTTATGGCAGGTCAATGGGTCTGGCGCTGTACACCTCAGGCATTGATGGTACTGCAGCGGAGAAGATGCGCATAGACTCCAGCGGTCATGCCATTATCCCAGCAGGTGTAACGCTTGGAACTGCTACAGGTGTTTATAATGCAGCTAATACACTGGATGATTATGAGGAGGGAACTTGGACTCCTACTTTAGGTGGTGGAGCTACAGCTACAGGCATGACTGGTACATATACTAAAGTTGGACGTTTAGTTACTGCTCACCTTCATCTTGAAAACTCAACTATTTCAGGAACTCCCGATTACATTGTATCAGGCCTCCCTTTTACTAGCGCTGCAAACAGAACGCCTTTCGCTGTAACATACTTTAAAACATTCAACGCCACTTGCGAGTCTTTAGGCGGGTTTGTTGCAGGAAATGGCAACACAATGCAGTTTTTGGGCATGATTCAGGGCAGTCCTTGGGTTACTGCGCCCTTGACAGCAGGTACTGGACGATATGCGTTTGTAACCGCAGTGTATCAAACAGCTTAACAACCATACGCCTATCGGACGGTAGGCACAGACAGGAGCAACACAATGGCTTTAGAAAAAGTAATAACCGAAGACAAGATTGAAATCGTAGGTGAGTTCAAAGCAGTACAAGTACGAACCTGCACCAAAGTCCTAGAGGACGGCATAGAGCTATCCTCTGGCTATCACAGACACGTTGTAGTCGCAGGACAGGACTACAGCAATGAATCAGCAGAGGTACAGGCTATCTGTGCTGCTGTGCATACTGACGCGGTTATTGCCGCTTATAACGCATCACTGGAGGCTTCAGAATGAACTGGACAATCGCAACACTCGAACGCAACACAGCAGACGATGGCGTAGTAGTAGCACACTGGCGTTGCAGCAAGACCGAAGGCGACCACACAGCAAGCTGTTATGGCACTTGTGGCTTTACACCTGACGTAGAGAAAGTAGACTTTGTAGCCTTTGACGCTCTCACTGAAGAAGCTGTCATTGGCTGGGTGCAAGAGTCTATGGACGTAGAAGCTCTGGAAGCTGGTCTTGATGCACAGCTTGCTGAGATGGCTGCACCTGCTTCAGTAGCTGGAACACCTTGGTAATATGAAGCTAGTCTTTGCGTTGATCGTCATGGTCAATGGTACGGTTGACGTAAAGGCTACTAGTCATTGGCATGATTTAGAAAGATGTAGATGGTTCGCTGAAGAGCTAACTATACAAGGAACAAGAAGACGCTACCACACGCCAGTGCTTGCATATTGTGTGCCGCAGCATGTAGACCCTACTAGAGTACAGGTGTATAACTAATGTTAGCAGAGATAGCAGCAGCCAACGCAGCCTTCGGTGTACTCAAGACAGCACTGGGTCACGGCAGAGAGTTGTATGAGTGCAGTAATGTTGCTAAGAAGTACTTCGATAACAAGAGTGCCATCACCAAGCGAGTAGCGGCTAAAGGCAAGGGTGATCTAGATGCTTTTATGGCTCTGGAGAAGATCAAGGAGCAAGAGGAGTGGCTCAAAGATTACATGGTGTACGGCGGTAGACCGGGAATGTGGGACGACTGGCTGAAGTTTCAGTCTGAGTGCAAGCGAGATAGAGACAAAGAAGAACGGCTAAGAATAGCCAAGAGGCGCAACACTGTAAAAATGTTAGCGCAATTCATTACTGTCATAGGCATAGCCATCGCAGTAATTCCAGTGGTGATATACTCTATCATTTACTTAACTAACTCTTAATACAAGGAAAGTACAATGGTCGAGTCTACAAAAGAAGCAATGGACATAGCAGCTGCCTCTACTGCTGTAATGTCAATGGCTGCGTGGCTACCTCCAACAGCTTCCATACTGACTATAATCTGGTTAGGTATACGTATATATGAGTCAGATACTGTACAAAGTATAGTTAAAGGAACAAAAAAACAGCTTGACAACAAAGACTAAATGGTGTATAATAGATGAGTATCTTAACTACTTTAATAGGGCCATTCGCTAACTTAGCTGGTAATTTCTTAAAGAATAAAGCTGAAGAAAAGCAAGCTAAGCACCAAGCTAAGATGTCAGTAATACAGAACGATGCTGATTGGGAATCTAAGATGGCTGGTGCGTCTAGTGAGAGCTGGAAGGACGAGTTTTGGACTATTGTCTTAGCTATTCCTATCTTCATGATTGGTTACGCTATTGCTGCTAATGATGTTACCGTTATTGCCAGAGTAGCTACAGCTTTTGAAGCTTTAGAAAAGCTCCCTGAGTGGTATCAATACTTGTTGTTTATTGCTATATCATCAAGCTTCGGTATACGTGGCGTTGACAAAATTATGAAGATGAGGAAATAATAATGGGCGGCGGTGCATACCTTACTAATAGAAACATAAACAATAATCTTGCTTTAAAGAATCAGCAGGAGCAAGAAGCAGACCCTATTGCAGCAGCTATCAGGAATGTATCTACTCCTGTTTCTACTGTCACACCTACGGCTGTTATTCCTAAAGTTGATTCTTTAGATCAGGCCATAACGCCTATAGCCTCAGACCGCACTACTACTCAACTATTCTCAGACTACGGTGCTGCCCCACAACAGGAAACCGCTGTTACTGTTGCACCTACGCAGGCTTATGACTTGACTAACATGAATCAGATGTCTCAAGCCAATGCTCAGGTAGGTGCGGACGGTCAGCCAGTAGCTCTTGGCTTTTCTTATGATCCAGTAACTGGAGAGTATGTAGAAGATGCGTCTGCGTTTGGTCTACTAGGCGAAGCCGCTTTAAGTCGTTATACTCCTGAACAGTTTAATACTAAGTACGGACAATACACAACACCTTTTCAAGCACAAGTTGCTGAGCCTGTAGCACCTACAGCTTGGGTTAGCGGTGGCGCTCCTAATTTAAATGCAGAAGGTATTGACTTAAACAAACAGATAGCTACTAACGCTTACGGTGGTGCTTTAAAATATTCACAACTATCTCCTGAAGATCAAGCTGTTGTAGACGCTCGTAGAGAAGCCGGATTAATTAGTCCCGGTACTCCATATAAAGGCGCAACTGCTTTAATGAATGAAGTTGATTATGGAGTTGGTCAGCAATATGACTCTCCTGAAGAAGCTTTC